GCGGCAACTTCGTTCTCGGTCCATTCTGACGGCTCATTGCTCATACATCACCCATGCCAGTGCTGGACGGGCTCGGCATCCCGCCGCCCTGCTCCTGCGCTGGAGATATGCCTGCGTCGCCGACGGGAAGGCCAGCGGCTTCGGCCTGCTGCAACTGCTGCTGCGCCTGCCCGGTCGCAGCCATGGCGGACGCTACTTCTTCGCGCTTGCCGATCCAGTCCTCGGGTGAGCGGATACCCATCTCCTTGAGGTACAGATACGCCACGTCGTAGATGTGCAGCGGGTTGCTCGCGAGCAACGGCTGGAGCGCCGGATTCGTCGTCAACTGGTTGAGCACTTCGCGCACGACGGCGCGCTTCAATTCCTTGTTCGAGGTCTCGGTATTGCCGGCGCTATTGAAGTGATACCGCCCACCAAGCGCATCCACTGCGATGGTGTAGGGGTTGTCGCCATCACCGATGAGGCGCTGCCAGAGATCGACGACGGCGTTATTGCCGACGTACTCGTAGCAGAGCGCCTGAATCTGGTTGGCGATCTCCACCATCGACATGCGGTCGCGATTGACGATTAGCGCGAACAGCATCGCAGCATTCGAGTTCATCGACTGCGTGGCGGTCGCCGTCTGCGCCGGGCCAGCATTCACGCCGTACTGCGAGGCGTCCAGCGAGACCATCTTTTCCTGTACGGTCTCCAGGAAATTGATCGACGCCAGCGAGATCGTCACCGTGCTATCGGTGCGCAGGTGCTGCACGCCGGAAATCTTGTTCACCTTCCAGATGCGCCCAGGGCCTGATTTGTAGTCGCCGCGCTCGATAGAATCCGGGCGCGCCATGGCGCCGTTTTCCATGAGGATCGGCGGGTGAATGTCCATCGTCGCCTGATCAACCATCTGCTCCAGGATGGAGGAGGCGGTCTTCTGAAGCACGCCGATCATGTCGGGCAGCGAGTCGCCGAAGATACCGGTGCGGTCAGGGAACGGACAGAAACGCACGAACGGTCGCCTCTGATCGAAGTTCGGGTTCGGCACCGCGCGCAGGATCGTCTGCGTCGGCAAGTGATACCAGATCAGCCAGTCGTCGGCGACGGCGTTCTCATCGACCGGGAGTTTCCAGTAGCAGACGTGAATATCATAAGTGCGCAGGAGGAAGCTGGCGGTCGGCTCATCGGAGACGGTGACTCCGCGGCGTTTCGCGTCGGCGGTGTTGACGCTCTCGGCGGTGCCGGTATGTTTGCGTACCTCTTCCATCGCCTTCTGGTCGATAGCGCCCTTCTCGGTAAGCGAGAGGAGCTTATTCCCTGTCCAGCCGGTCTTCATCCACACGCCGTCGGCACGCTGGAGATCACCCTCCGAGGTCGGACAGACGCCGAAATTCTCAATAGGGACGTACTGCACGTCGGGGCCGTCAAAGAGCACACGCTCCTCGGGTACCGTCGTCCACTGGTAGTCGCCGCTGGCGGTGAGACCCATCTGCTGCCTTGTGACGGTGCGTACATCACGCCACCAGTCGAGGTAGGCGATGCCCACGCCGTCATCGAGCGAGGCTTGCAGAATCGCGTCGATCTTGCGCTCCAGCGGCATGACGGTGGTGAGGAGGGTTTCGAGGAACTGTTCCACCTGATCCTTGTACTTGTCGTCGGCAATGGTCTGCCCGTTGACGCTGAAAATCGGGTGCGTACCGAAGAGGGTCATAATGCGCTGCGCGAGCAGGCGGTTGCGCGTGTACGTGACCATGGGGATATGCACGTCGGACGCTTCCGGCCACGGCTTTTTGGCGCGCACCTGATAGTGATCGTAGAGCTTACGCCCTTCCTCGATCTGGGTGACGCGCTTCTGGAGATCACGCTGCGATTGCTCGATGTTCTGCTGGAGAAAGGCGGCAATGCGCGGGACTTCACTCGCCGGTAACTGGATGGCGGAGTTCGTAGTTGCCAAGTGTCAGCGCCCCCTCTCCGTATTCGCGATGCACCACGTCTTCGGGCATGACCGCCAGGATGGTGTGCCCGTCATGCGGGACAAAGACCGTTTCGGTAGCTCCTAGCGTCGCAGTATAGTAGACGGCGAAGCGGTAGGAGAAGATCACCCACGCGCCATCCGGCACGTCGCCATGCCCTTCCAGCACCTTGCCGACATTGAACTGGTTGGCTTCTTTCGTTGCCGGGTCGAATCCCTGTCGGTTCATCGCGTCGCGATAGGTCTCGGTGAGCAGGATGCCCGCGGCGGTCGTCGCCTCGACGATGGGGAGCGGAAGCAGATGCACGTACTTGCCGAACGGGACATAGTGCCCGTCGTTCCGGTAGCCGACGCGATAGGAGGCCACCAGGTCGCGGCGATGCACCAGCACATTCTCGTCATCGACCTGCACGGCGGCCCACTTGTTGTACATCACCGGCAATCCGGCCCACCAGGCGTTGCGGTCGAATCCGGTGCCGAGTGCCTTAATCGCTCCAGTCGCGGCGGTATTGCGTCGCACGGCATTCTCCGGGAGGACGATGCCGCTCTCGCGCGTCACCAGTCCGTCGTCGGACGCGATCACGTGCGGGCGAATCAACACCCGATTTCCTACAGGTCGTAAGCTAGCTACGCTCATGCGAATATCCTATCATCGGTCTGTTGCCCTGTCAACAGGGTGGCATTAGCCAGTGAAGAACTTTATCGCCGCGTAGATGAAGCATATCGCGGCGGCCACGAAAAATGGCGTGCTGGCGTTATATGTCATTGGGGTCAACTGCACTCCCGAACGCGATCCCGCACGCCCTAGTCACCTCAATCTCTGCAAGCACCGTCTCTCGCGAAACAATCTTTTCCCCGTCCATCATGCGCATAAATATCTGCACAGCACACACCGGACACAGCCTCACGTCGTCATCGACCGGAACGCGAAGCGTCCCTTCAGCAATGACTTCTTTACAGGCATCACACCTGCACACGATAACTCCGTTCTCTCGCTTATACCCCATATCACCCTCCTAATACCCGGTGGACCAGGCGCCGGTGTCGTCCTTTGCCCGCCTGGAGATCAACCCCTGTCGCTCCAGTTGCTCGCGGAACGACACCTCTTCCTGCGCCTTCGACGGTTCGTAGGTATAGTCGCCGATGGCCGCGCAGACCGGGAGGAACATCGTCAGGTAGCGCACGTCGTCCGGGATGTGATCCTCCACGCCGCGCGAGGCCATGTCCTCCGGGTTGTTCTTGTCATGTACCATATTCGGCATGACGCGCTTGCCGTGGTAGCAGTTCGCGAAGAACTGCATCCGCGCCGTCTGCCGCAGTGTGCGCTCGCCGGTCTTCGCGTTCACGGCGGCCACCTCCAGCGGGCGCAGCCACTCATGCACGCGCACCCATCCTTCGATGCGGGCATTACTCGACGGCACCAGGCCGTCGATGCCAGCGGCGTAGAGCAGGTCGGCTAGCACGTCGCCACGCTGATCCTTCTTGAAAATGGCCGGATCGCAGACCGTCGCCGCAATGATGTCGGTCGCCGCCGTCATGCCCTTCACCGCTTCGGCGAAGATGCTCGGATTGACGCCGGGGCGGTAGAGTTCCTTGTACCGGTAGAGAATCCCAGCGGGGGAGAGCGCCCACCAGCCCATGCTGGCCGGCGCGGTGCCGCCCCAGTCGAGCGAGCGGTAGCGCACCCAATTCGTCGGAATCTGAAAGGGCTCACACACGTGCAGGTTGGCATCCCATTCGGCGAAAAATTGCCCCTCGAAGGCGTCGAAGGAGCCATAGAGCAGCGCATCGCGCTTGCGTTTCGGCAGGCGCTCCAGCCACTTCTTGTACGACGGATCGACGTGCGGATTGTCATCGACGAACGCCTGCACGAAGCCGTAGTCGCGCTTGTCTTCCTTCGGATCGTCGTACACTTTGTCGATGAAGTGCTTCTTCACCCACCCGAGGCCGATGCCGACGGGGTTGCCGGTGAGCAGCATGCGGCACTCGTCGTTCGGCAGGCCCTTCCAGCGCAGGCGGATGCGCAATTCGTCGAAGATGTCTTGCGGAGACAGCGTGGCTTCGTCGATGCCGATCATGGCGAACTCGGACGAGGAATATTTGATGGGGTCGTCGAGGTTGCGGAAGCAGATTTCGCCGCCGCCGTAGGCCGGGTTGAGCTTGAACTCGCGGGCGGACTCGCGCCAGGTGCCGAGCCATTCGGGGAACTCGCGCTTGATGCGCACCAGTTGGCGCTCTTTGAGCGAGGGGTAGTCCTCGCAGGCGATCATCACGCGAATATCGCGCAATCCGTAGCGCGTGAACCAGTCCATGAGGAGTCCGACGGCTGCCCAACGCAACCAGTAGCTCTTGCCACCACCGCCGGCGCCCCCGTAAAAGAGAAAGTGGTGCTTGTAGGATTCCTCATACGCCAACTGCTGCTTCGGCGTAAAATTCAGCAGTTCCGAGAGTTGCATTTGCTGGATGCCAGCCATGTAGCCGCCTTACTCCTTGATGAGTTCGTAGGACTTCTCGAAAATATCCGGCTTGCAAGGATAGCGTTCACCGTTGATACCGGTGATGATGTAATCACCAGCCCCGATGTAGTGCTTCCCCTCCAGCGTGTTTATATACGGGTAGATACGCACGCCGTCCACGATACTCCCGGCGTATAGCGCCTGCGTGATTGCTACCTCTTCCCCAAGTTGATCTTCATACTCGAAGCCATCTTCCATGCCGCGCTCATACACCACGGCGTCGATAATGGTCGGCCTGTGTCGGTATTGAGCCATCGCGTTACTCCGTGCGGCGGGCGCAGCCCGTCACGGACACATGCACGTCCGCCGAGGCAATCGTCTTCACGCGAACGTAGAGCAGGTCGAAGCCGTGCGTGTCGATGGGGGCGAGCGACACGTCCGCGGTGAGGTCGATGCTGGTGATCGGCAGGTACTTGCCAAGCGCGCTGTTCCAGCCGGAGACCTCCAGCGTGGCCGTTGCGGCGCCGCCGGCAATCTCGGCATCGAGCAGCAGGCTGTCGTAGCCGGTCACGCCGAGCGCGCCATTCGCGCCATCGACCAGCGTGCGGGTAGACGGCAGCGCGGTGATCGCCGTCACATCGTCAATGAGCAGTTGTCGTGGTCGCTGTACGTTCATGTCGTTATGCCTCCGCGTGGTTATATGCCGTCGAAAATATCATCATCGTCGTCATCGCCGAATACCGGCTGCTCGATGCCTTCGATTTCCCCTGCCGGTTCGCGCTCGATGATGATGCTGGCGGGCTCGCCGTGCGCAGCGCGGGCACCAGTACCGCTGGCACCGCCCTGCATGTCGTTGACGATCATCACCTGCACCGAGGTCTTCTGCTCGTTCGGTGTCGGATTGCCGAAGCCATGTGCCAGGATCGTGCGCGTCGCCTCCAGCCGCACCTTGTCGCTCACCTCTTTGTTGAACGCCAGGTCGAGCAGGTTCTTCAACGCCTCTTCGGTGATGCCGGTCTGCTGCAAGCGGTCGCGCAGACTGCTGTAGGTCAGACCGTAGGCCCGCTCCATCGCGGCGTCAAGCGTGACGAGACCGGTGTTCGGGTCAATCGCCGGGCGATAATTCGTCCAGGGCCGATAGCCCGCCTCGGGCAATCCGGTCTCGGGAGCGCTCGCTCCTGGAAGCCCTGTCTTCGCTGTGTCGCCACGTTGTGCGGGCAAGTATTCGGCCATTTGTCAAGCAGTGTAGCACTGGTCTGTGAAAAATGCAAGGGGCCGGTGATTCATGCCGATAGCTTGCGTTGCTTGGGGGTTTTTGTGGTGAGAAATTTTCGGGTGGCAGGTGCGTCCGGTCCAGTGGTAGGGGTTGGGTTGCTTTGGGTTTCTTTGGGTAATGGATGGGGGAGACATTACCCCCGCACCCGCACCACGCGCAGGGGGGCACTCCCGGCACCGACATCCCCTGACCCGCGAGACGAAAGCCCGTGGCGCGCGGCGTCCCAGGCATGCCAGCATAGCTTCCCACCTTGCCGATTACATCCTAGTACGTAATATCGTAAATAATGTACAAATAGCTATTGACATGTTATCGTATAGGTGGTATGATCATGGTATCTTAACAATTCACGAAGGAGAACTACCATGCGACAACTGTACGGTATCTTTGCAGGCACGAAGTGGAATATGACTACGAACAAACACGTCGCAATGAAAGCGGCACGCGTGAATCACGGCTCTGTGCGTGTCATGCCGTACCCCTATGACACGCATTCCTGGGACAGGACAACGTTCCATGCCTGCTCGGAAGAAATCGCCAATTTTCAGCTGTAGCATTCCCGCACTATGCCGGCATGCCGTCCCATGCCGGCATAGGCGAGCATACTACACGCGAAAGGAAACCTACCATGCGTTACGCGCTAAACACCTATCACTTGGACACGAACAGTCCGGAGCCTGCCGTATTCGGCTCACTATGGCAGCTGCGCGACATGGCCAAACGTATTTGCCGAATATCACCCTTCGCAACGTGCACGATCTCCCGCTGTGATGGTGACGTAAACAATGCGTATGACTGGCAAGAATACGAGAAACTGTATCAGTCATATCCGGTTATTGTAAGTATTCCCATTGCGCGCAATGGCGGACGGAAGCATTATAACCTGTAAGCATCCGCTCACTCTCTCACACGAAAGGAAACCTACCATGCAAGTCAAGAATGTCACAATGGCGCAATTAGAAGCCGCGGCACAATCCGCGGGCGTGCGACTCACCAACGTGAAGACCGTTGGCAGGCGGATTCGTTTCCGCCTGGGACTCATCGGCGAGCAGTATCGACGCCTATCACCATCCACCGGTCACAAGGTGGCGGCAGTCTGCTGGCATGGCCATGCCGCCTTCATGGATGCTCTCTTTGCTGCCGTGCCGGATGCGGTGCTCTCGTCGCATATGGCGACCTATCACGGGATTGCTGAATATCGCGCGAAGATGAGCGCGACGGCAGAAACGAATATCGGTAATGCGTACAATGTCGTTTACTATCATGAGGCGTGCACCTGCGAATTGTAGTCCAGATTGTACAATCCTGCCATATGACCCAGAAAAGCCCGCTGGCAAGCACACGCCAGCGGGCTTTTGGCATGGATTCGGCGGAATAGTGATATTTCGGCGCCGTTTTCGGGCATTTTATACGAACGGCTGTGTGCGACTTTTGGTGTGTGCAAACTGGTGAGTGCTATCAAAAGGCGAATTGTTACATTTGTTTGCTGGTAAAAAGTATGATTATCCCGCCACATTTTATTAGTTGGATTTGTATTGAAAGAGGATTTCGTGCTCAAATGCCAATTTTTTAACTATCATTATCCCGCCACGACTGTACACCATTTCGTCACTAGAAAATCTCGTGATATATATATATATCTTCATTAGGAATTTTTTTATTTATATATACCTCTTTCCAAACAACCATCTTCAGATACCTCCAGACAACAGACACTATATACGGCAACGGAAAAACGAGAAAAAACAGAAAAAAAAATATACCTACATGAATATATACATTTATGCAAAACTTTTCGCACTGACGAACGGCGCACACCCTTTACATGTATTCGTACATTCACAATACACCTAACCGTACACCATGTTCGCCCAGATGCAGAAACGCACGACAGATGACGATTCTGCGCAGATGGCATTGACCTCCCCCGCCAGACACGTCGCCGGAATTTTCTAGTGTCTCACAAGCGCCCCAACAGCAGGCACTGCGATGCATCACCGCGATACGTACATCCGTACAAACCCAAGAACACAGCCGGCCGTACAGTATAGATCACACACCCGGCATACCATCCGCCGGCACACATCCGAAAGAAAGTCCCAATTATTTTACACAAACCCGTAAAAACCACTATATATCTATTGACACCTAGACGAAACCGCGTATAATACAACTATCACATACGCAAGGCGAGTGAACATACCGCTTACTACATAAGACAGG